TTCCTAGCCATGGACGACCATTACAAAGCACAAGTGGAATCAATTTCTGATGCATTACAAGAATTGATGCATGAAGGGCCTGTTAAGGCTTGCGAGGGAATGCTTGAAGCCATTGAAGGGTGGTATGATTATCATCAGAATGAAGCTTTGAAATGGGAGACACTACGCCAAATAATGACCAATCTGTAACCAAGTGGTTAAATTCGCCTGAGCTAAAAGCACTGCGGCAAGCATGGCAGGCTAGTGAATTACAACAAAAAGCAGAAGATGATGCGTGGTGGGATAGTTTAAATGATGACGATAAAAGTCAAGCATTTAGACAGATCACAAAATTAATGCATAAAGCGGAAGTGCAGGATCGTGGCTCTTATCGTTATGCACTATATGATGTTTTTGGTCTTGATTATGGTGATGGCTTATCTTATTACATGCGCATGCATAATCTTATTCATTTAGGCTTGGAAGCTGAACAGAAGCTTTGCAAGAAGGATGATACGGATGGACGCAATGGCGATACATGCGACCAGCCAGAGTGATACCTAATGAAAATATGGTTAAGCCAATTAAGATTTCCATATAAATGACGGTGATTGTTTTATTTTAAATCATCTAAGGTCCAAGTGATGCGTAATTCACCACCCAAAGCTTTCACTCCATCGCTAGCCCCTTCAGGAGCCTCGTGAACGATCATCACAGAAGGAACGATGGCATCAGGCATTGGTGTGATTTCAGCGGTAGGGAACAGCTCCTGAGCTTTAGTTGCAAGCTTTGTTGCAACCGCAGCCCTTTCTTCCTTTTCCCATTGCTTAACCAAATCAGTAGCTTGTTCATCTACTTTCTTTATAGTTTGTTCTGTTTTCCATTGAGCCCAGTCAGGCTTGCACCAAGCCAATAAAGCTTTCACCCATGGATTAAAAGCAAGCGAAGGCCATTTGCGAATAGCGAATGAAGCTATTTCATAACACAATGCATTAAATGGAATATCTTTGCTCATCCTTCTTGATAAACACTTACAAAAATTGCACCAGTTTTAGCTAAAGGAACAATTTTATCTCTAAGGTCAATATTATGACAACGAACACAACCATGAGTGGGAAATAATTGCTGCTTTGGTGCCCAAGCGCCTGGCCAGCCACATGCACTAGCTCCGCCATGGACCATGATTCCAGCCCTGCCATGCTTTGCCTCTTGATTTTCTAGCTCTACCATATCCAAGCTATACCAGCCATAACTCATTAAAGTTCGATCGTATGCAGGATTATTCCCTACGTTTTCATAATCACGATAAATAGCACCAATACGATATAAACCCGGAGGGCAGTCAGAATTAGCAATCGTCCATTCGTTGTCTGAATATTGCCCACGAGCTAAGCAAGGTATTTGCCATAAAAGCGTTCCACCAAAAGAAAAAGCTTTCATGATTTCATTGGCATCATTTACTACTAAATGATGATCACCAGCTTTAAAACCAAAATCTTGCGGGCGTTTTTTAGGTCCGACGAGTGTCATAGTAGGGTTAGCAATGGATTCAGGAGCGTATTCTTTCATCAGCCGTGACAATTTGGCTGGATAATCAGGATCAGTGGCATAACTTTGTTCTTTTAGCATACGAGCCGCTTCGTAACGATTATTAGCTCGATTAACGCCTTTGTAAGATTGCCAATCTTTATACCAATGGTTGATTAAATATTCAATGCAAGCAGCAAGGCTAGGAAAATCAATGAAACCATCATTAATTGTCACCCATTGACCATCGTACCATTCTTGAGTGGTACGTTGACTGCCAAAGCCTTTAAGGCCAAAAGCATTCCATTTCCCAGAAAAATGCTTACCAAAACCACTTTCTACAGCCCATTGAGCTGCAACAAGTTCAGGAAATTTAGCCCCTACGCTACGAGCATAGAGGCTAACGCCTTGCCAGGTATTGGCAACAATTGTCACTTTCCTGAGCGGAAGAAAGTTTTAAGGGTGTCCATGATCAATTGCAAGATATTATTGCTTTTCCAAGGGGAATTATCAAGAATTTGATCTGCAGCAGCAACGATGATGCCACCAATAACAAACCACTGAAGAGGTTCCATGGGAAGTAAAAAACGTTTAGATCTAGCTTAGCGTTTAATTTCCAAAGAGCGTACACGCTCTTCCATTACTTTCATGTTTTCCGTTAGCATGTCTAGCTTTTCAATAATCATTTCAATTTGTGTGGTGATCTTCACTTGCTGATGGCCAACGCTCATCATCATGCCTCCAGTGGCTAGAAGCATGCCTGCAGTTAGCACCACTGCAAAATCTGCGAGCTTTGCTTGCCAAGGGTTCATGATCATAAATCAATTCTTTTATCTATTCTATCACTCTCACCATCATGGAAATTTGGCTTTAAGCTTAAAACAAGCCAATCAAATATCACCATGGGGATAAGCAATGGGCCTGAAGAACTTCTCCATTCGCTTTCTGAATTACGCCCCGGTGATGCTAAACGTCGATATAGAAAAAGTATTTTTGAAGATTTTCCTACTAGGGGACCATTAAATCATTGCGCTTGTGCTTATTGCGGCAAGTGGACTGAAAAACTAACAATTGATCATATCATTCCTAAAAGCAAAGGAGGGCCACACTTTGCGAAATGGAATAATGCACCTTCTTGTTTAGATTGTAATGCAAGCAAAGGTAATTCACCATTATTTGAATGGTGGCGTCCGCAAAGATTTTGGTCACTTTCTCGTGAAGAAGTATTAATGAGTTGGATATATAACAATAGTTATGTTTCAGCTCACACTGATTTGTCTGACTGGGAAGCTTGGTGTGAAGCCACTCAACGTGCATTACCATTGCATGAACAAGGAATGGTAATTACTCCTTTCCCTTCAACTCAATGGTGTGTTGTTTAATTATTG